TATATCCTCATGGGTCACACGACCGGAGCGGAAGCGACGGGAGGCACAGTAGGAACGGGAACGGCAAAGGGTGACCTTAACGGCTATCAGTTGCAATTCACAGCGGAAGAAGCTATTCCAGCTCCTTTCGTTTCATCTTCGGATTCGCTCCTCACGTTTACGACTGTTGTTTGATTTTCCTTTTTGGTTTTAGGTTAAAAGGACGGGGGAGGGCGCAAGTCCTCCCCTTTTTTATTCTCAAATGATACACCTCAACCCCAATTCAGCCACCGAGCAATTTATCTACCTGACGCTTCAGGAGATGAAAAAAGACCTCGACCCGTTTACCCATTATTTAATAATTTTGGAGAACATGGCAAGCACGGATCAACACGCCTTTGTTGGAGATGTAGAAGTCGACAACGCTCGATATACCAAGATCAGCGTCTACACGAACCAACCTCTCGGAACGGCAAGCCGTGTGCTCTTAACTGAGACGGGGCTATATACGTATAAAGCATACGGCCAAAACAGCTCAACGAACCTCGTTGCTACCGATGCTTCGGTAGTTGGTTTGCTTGAGCAAGGGACGCTTAATGTAGTCGGCGCGACAGGTTACACGATCCCAGACATAACAATCCCCGACAACGTCATATATTACGAGTAATATGGAATTAATACAACTCAACCAATACCAAGAGCGGAGCTACGCAGAGACTGCCAGCCGCGAAGGTTTCGTGAATTACGGGGCAGACAATCTCTTTCCTCAGTACCTCGTTGACCTCTTTCATTCGTCCGCTACTCACAACGCATTGTCAACAACTATTGCGATGATGATCTTCGGCGAAGGGTTCGACGCTACAAGCTTAGAAGGTCGCCTCGCTTTTGACAAATGGAATCTAAACGACGAACTCCGGAAGGCTTGTCTCGACTTTAAGATTCAGGGCGGCTTTGCCCTCGAAATCAATTGGTCGCTTGATAGGACGACTATCGCCAACGTCTCGCACTTGCCCTTTGAGAATATCCGTTCGGGCTTTGTCAATGAGGACGAGATCGTAGAAACGTATTACTACTCTAAAGACTGGAGCAATAAGCAAGAGGAGCAGGTCGAAATTCACCGCTTTCACAAGGAGATGAACATCGAGTTTCCTACGCAAATTCTATACGTGAAGCCCTTTTCTCCAGGGTCTTTCTACTATCCTAAGCCCGACTATATCGGCTCGATTAATTACATCGAACTCGATAAAGAAATAGGGGTCTACCATATTAACAACATCAAGAACGGGATGAGTCCTTCGTTCTCGATTCACTTCAAGAACGGTATCCCTCCGCAAGAGGAGCGCAATCGAATCCGAATGGATATCGAACGACAACTTGCGGGAGCAAGCAACGCGGGGAAGTTTATCGTCACGTACTCAGACGATCCCGAAAGGAAGCCAGACTTCGAGCCGTTCCAATTGTCGGACGCTCACAATCAATACCAATTCCTTTCGGAAGAAGTTACTTCGAAGATTATGGTCGGTCACCGCGTTACGTCGCCTCAGATGTTCGGGGTCTCCGTACCGGGTAAGTTAGGGGGCGGTGGAGAGCTTGCGGAGGCTTCAGAGCTATTCGAGAGGAACGTCATAGCCCCAGCGAGGCAAGTCGTCACAGAGGCCGTTAAAACGCTTCTAAACGCTTCGGGAATAGAAAGCCAACTCGTAACGCTTTCCTCTGAAGAAATCAACCTCGACGAGTGCGTTGATTACCTAACGGAAAAAGGCGAGGAGATGGGCGAAGAATGGGAGTTGATTGACGAGGTGGAGGTCGATTACGAACTCGAACAGACCAGAGACGCGCTTTTCGCTTTTGCGAAAGTACCAAGTAGCAAACCGCAAGCAGGGTCGGAGCAAGATACCGAGATTATTAAGGTGCGCTATTCGTATGCTCCGGGGACTACCTCAGCAGATTCACGGGAGTTTTGTAAGAAGATGGTATCTGCAAACCGCGTCTTTAGAAAGGAGGATATACTTGCCGCAGGAGATAGAGCCGTGAATCCCGGATGGGGGCCAAATGGCGCGGATACTTATTCCGTTTGGTTATATAAGGGCGGTGGATCGTGTCACCATTTTTGGAAGCGTCAAACGTACCTCCGCAAGAACAACAAAAAAATCTCGGTCAATCAAGCGAAGAAATTGATTCGGGAAGCCGGGGTCGATGCAAAGCGACTCGAAGACAACAACAAGAAAGTAGCACAACGCCCGGTAGATATGCCGAACAACGGCTTTTTAAACCCTCGATAAATGGCACTCACTCCCGAAATCCTCTTCGTGAATCCCGACTATATTAAGCGGATCACCAACATAAACGGAAGCATCGAGGACGCTTACCTCGTTCCTTCAATTATCCTCGCTCAGGACAAGTATATCCAGCTCTATTTGGGGACTGACCTCCTCAATAAACTCAAGGCCGATATACAGGCGGGTACGCTCTCCGGCGATTACGCCGTCCTCATGGATTCATACGTCCGCAAGGCGACCCTCTGGTGGGCTATGGTCGAAATGATTCCTTCGCTTTACGTGAAGATGGATAACGGGTCTTTAGTTATTCGGATATCTGAAGACACTACGAGCATAACCCCGGACGATTTGCATCGAGAAGTTGAGCGGGCGCGACAAAATGCTCAGTTCTATACCTTCCGACTGTATGACTACCTCTGTAATAACTCCTCGCTGTTTCCTGAATACACTTCGAACACGGGGGCCGATATGCTTCCACAGCCTGCCGACTATTACCAGAGCGGAATGAGTATCTCCGGAAGTAGTAGGTATCCGCGTTTGGTAGATTTAAGAGCGTTCTTCGGATGAGAAAGAACCGCAAAGAGAATATAACGCTATTGAAAAAATTCCTCGATGACATCGACAGAAATAATCCTCACAATTCTCCCAAGCGCGATAACGATCGTGATGGTGTGGGTAAACCTAAACAGAGAAATTGAAAAGCTCAAGGGGCGAATCATTCGCGTAGAGTCCGATAAAGACGAGCTAAAGCAGATGATGAAAGAAGTCATGGAGTCAGTTCACAAAATCGAAATAATGCTCGCGAAAAAATGAGATATTTCACCCTTGACGAATTCGATTCCCCCGACTCTCCCGGCTCTGGCGAGATGATGGATCAAGACTTCTTGTCTATGCTTGACGAGGCTCGTGATTGCGCTGGGATTCCCTTCATCGTGAATAGCGGCTTTCGCACCGTAGCCTATAACCAAGACCTCAAAAAGAGGGGATACCCCGTAGCGAAGAACTCCTCGCACTTGTTAGGGCTTGCCGCCGATATACACGTAGAAGATTCGAGGGCGAGGTACATCATTCTCGAAGCACTTTCCGAAGTCGGCTTCAATCGAATAGGAATTGGGCCAAACTTCATTCATGTAGATTTGGACGTAAATAAGTCGCAACATAGAATCTGGACGTATTGAATAACTTTCGCCCCCGCTTAGATCCCAAACTCGCAAAGGCTATCAAGAGCCTCAAGAAGAACGAGCGAAGGATTCTTTGCATAGGGGATTTGCATTGTCCTTTTGAGCTGGAGGGGTATCTCGAATTTTGCGTGGAGACCTACGAGAAGCATTACTGCAACCAAGTCGTCTTTATTGGGGATATCATAGACAACCACTACTCAAGCTATCACGAGAGCGACCCGAACGGCTTGGGAGGGGGCTACGAATTACAACAAGCTATCCAGCACGTAGCGCAATGGGCTGAGGCTTTCCCCGTGGCTGACGTTATAATCGGAAATCATGACCGTATCATTATGAGAAAGGCGTTCTCTTCGTCCGTCCCTCGTGAATGGATACGCGACTACAACGAAGTTCTCGGTACTTCGTGGAATTGGGTCGAGCGCATTGAGTACGACGGCGTGCAATACGTCCACGGCGAAGGAGGCACGGCAAGAACCAAAGCCAAGAACGATATGCAGTCAACCGTTCAAGGTCATATTCATACGCAAGCCTACGTAGAATGGATGGTCGGAAACAACTTTAAGATTTTCGGAATGCAGGTAGGGTGTGGGCTAGATCGTGACAGCTATTCGGCGGCATACGCGAAGCACTTTAAAAAGCAGGCTATAGGGTGCGGGGTAATCATCGGCGGGCATACCGCTTTCAACGTGCTTATGGACTTATGAAAATCAAGATATCTACGCGCCTCGTCATTCTAACTAAAACCAAAGCCTACAAAATCCCATTAGACCGCCGGGGATGGTTGCAAGGAGTAAACGAGGGGAAGGTTTGGGAAAACCACAAAACAAGCGGTTATCTCGCTCCGCTCCTTTGGTCGTTGGGTGGGTTCGTTTGTATGCGTAGAATCGCACCTACAGACGAAATACCTCCGCAACTTGTTGCCATCATCAAGGCTACTATCCCCGCTTTTGATATTACTAACTGTGACTTGTACCGTCTGGAAAATTGGGGCGAGTATAGGGGTTCTCGCGTTCTTTTAGATTACGGTATCGACGAACGCATCTCAACCATGTACTCATGAAACTAAAAGAAACAAAGCTCGGTAAATGGTTCAGGGATAAAAGCCCCGACGTACTCGAAGCGATTGGGGAACTCGTCCCCGGTGGGGAACTGCTCAAAGCCTTGGGCGTACTCATTGACAAGAGTACCGAAAGCGAGGAAGAGAAAGAAAAGGCGCGGGTCTTGCTTCTCGAACTTGCCAACGCAGACAGAGCCAGCGCAAGAAACCGAGAGGTAGAGGTTACGAAGGCATTTGGAAAGCGCGACTATATGCAGATGTTCGTCGGCATTGCGGCTATGAGCATTGGGATCGTGCTCGTAGCATGGGCAAAGTCAGGGGTCGAAGACAAAGAAATCTTTTTTCATATCCTCGGATTTGCGGAAGGTACTCTGGTGGGTCAAGTGGTCAACTACTATTTCGGAAGCTCTCAGAAATGACGTATCTTTCCGCTTGATAGTTATCTATCTGTTTACGTTTGTTGTTCAATGAGGGGGAGGCCGAACGCGGCTTCCCTCTTTTTTTGCATAAAAACTAAAGAAAGTTTTGGATAACGAAATAAGTTGCGTACATTAGCACCATGAACAACAAACAAATGGAACAGCACGAAATCCAAATCGATTGCAACGTCTACCTCGAAGTAGAGTATTCAATCCAATACGGAGAAGAGGGAACATATGACACCCCTCCAAGCCCTTCGACATTCGAAATCCAACGAATATGGTTAAGAAGCGGCGAGTCAGTTATCGACGTAACCGAAGTGAACCCCGCTTATTTAGACTTCCAATTTAAGCGGATCGAGGAGGAAATCGAAGAAGAACTCATGAACCGATGAACGAGATTAAAGAAGACGTTCTGAAGTATTGGGACTGGGCACAAGAAGAATTCAAAGGGGAGGATATCGACCGCCTCCGCTTTGAAGTTGACTCCGCGATCATTAACCTAAACAGATACATAAATGCAGAATTTAAAAGGAAAGCAATGGGCAAAGCCCGTATGCGTACAAAGTAGCGTGAACGTGAACCCCGCTTCTTCATTCAACGAATGGGCGCAAAGCCTCCGCGATGAAGACGCAGAATTTGAAAGAGCGTGGCAGGGCTTCAAGCAATCCCTCATTAAAGCACGAACGAAATGAGGAGTAACTGCTGTGGTGCCCCGCAATATGGAGAGACGGAACTTTGCAGTGAGTGCAAAGAATGGTCGGAGTTCCAAGACGACGATAGTGAAAGCCCGGACTTTGAGCAAATGAAAACCGACGCTCTCGAACTCCTTAGAAACTCTTCGCTACGCGATGACGACGGAGGACTCGAAGACGAAATATTGTCAGGAGAGCCGACCGAAGAACGGTGGAGCGAAATATTTTTGCAACTTCGCGCCAACCTTTTAAGACCTATCGACCTCCCCAATTTCAATCAAACGGAATGGGCGAGATCATACAAAGAGAATTTTTAACCCCTAAAACCAAAAAAATGGGACAGTCTAAAATCAAGACCATTCAACCGAATGGCACTTACGACAGCCAAAACGGCTTGATGTACAAATTCGAAGTTCAACTCGAATCCGGAGAAAGCGGAGAGGTATCCGCAAAGAGCGAAAACCGCTGGAGCGTAGGTGACGAAGTAGAGTTCGAAGTCACCCCGTCGAAGTGGGGCGACCGTATGCGGCTCACGAAGCCGGGCTTCGGGCAAGGAGGCCAAAAGAACAGCCCCGACATTCAGAAGCGTATCGACGCAAGCTGGGCAATCGGTCACGCTATTACGCAGGAGAGCGATCCCGAGAAGATTCTCGAAGCGGCTGAGTTCTTGTTGAGCATTCGAAACACTTTAATCTCGAAGCTATGAGCAAAAGCGCAAAAATTCGCGCACATCTGCGCAAGCATCCGAAGGCAAAAGTGTCAACGATTGCGAAGAAGTACGATTGCAGTCGTCAACTTGTACATAACGTAATCGCATTTGAGTGCAAAAAACAAAGCCAAAACACCCCAGATAGGGTAACCCCTACCGAAGACGGAGATAATGCAAGGAAGGCCCCTCTAAATAAGCGAGTGAAGGTTTCTCGCTCCTTCTTGTGGGGAGCTATTAAATACGAACGCTATGAATAACATCAAATTATTCCTAATCCGGAACTACGATTCCGTAGAAAAAGCCTCTCGAATTATCGGGGTCACTTCGAACACCGTTCGGAACTGGTGCGATAACGGCGGGAGAAATATGCTGAAGCACCTCCCGGAGATATCCGAAACGTGCGGAGCTACCTACGCTGAGATCGTGGAAGAAGTAATGATTTTCGAAAGAGAGGGGGTGGAATAACCCCCTTTTTTTTACTTTTAGCCGATGGACAACAACGAAAACAAAGGTATTTGGATCCCGTTCGAGATATGGGAACTGGCCGACCTCTCACCCATGCAACGAATCCTCCTTGCTAAGATTCATTCCCTGAGTCACAAGGACGGTTCTTGCTGGGCCGGGGACGAGTACCTCGCGGAAACATTGGTTTGTACTCCTCAATACATCCGTAAAATGCGGAAGGATTTGTGCGAGACTCATTACTTGGCTTGCGAAGGATACGGTCACAAAAGAAAGATGACGGTTATCATAGAAGCAACGATCGGAACAAGCAACGATAGGAACAAGCAACTACAGTTGCAAAAGAAGCAACAATCGTTGCAAAAGAAGCAACCACAGTTGCAACTAGAAGCAACTACAGTTGCGCATACTATAGATGTAACTATAGAGAAGAATAAAGAACAACTAAAGAGAAGCAGATTTTCTCCTCCAAGTATTGAAGAATGCATGGATAAATTCGAAAAGGCAGGAAGCAGTACCGACGAAGGAGAGAAATTTCATAACTTTTACGAATCCAAAGGCTGGATGGTCGGCAAATCCAAGATGAAGAATTGGGAGGCGGCCGCCCGCAATTGGATCAAACGAAACAACGATGAACAACGAACTACAACAACGAAAGCACCAAGTAGAGACCAGCTTGAGAACTATCTCAAGCACGGGACTATTTAAAACGACTAGCGAAATCGCATGGAAAGAAGGCACGAATATTCGAACCGCGCTTAGATACTTTCCAGAGCAAACACGATCGGAGGTCGTGCAGATGATAAAAAAGACGGTGGAATTTATAGACGCGAAGAAGACCCTCAATGGGTTCGAAGACTTCGCCCTTTGTGCAGAAACTATCTTTGACGTGTTCCCAGTTTTTAAACTTGAGGAATTAAGGTTAGTTTGCGACCGCATGAAGCAAGGGCATTACGGTAAATTCTATGAGCGGCTTAAGATTCAAGAGTTCCGCGAGTGCTTAATCAAGCACGAAGAAGAACGCGCCCCTATCCTTGAGCGCATGAATAAAGAAATCACGAGGGGCACGGATCAACCGACCAACGTTCCCGAATACGATGCAGAAGCGGCGAAGCTCGCCTATCGATTAAAGAACAACCCTTTCTTAATACCCGGAAAGAATGACAGTAGCAAAGGCGAAAGCGAAGCTCGATAAGATATTCTCGCAATTCATCCGGCTTCGTGCGGTCAACGACGAAGGGTGGGGAGAGTGCTTTACTTGCGGACGCTTGCGCCATTACAAAAGCGCCGACGCTGGTCATTTCATGGTGAGGCAAAAGATGCCCACCCGCTTTTGTGAGTTGAACGTTCAATTCCAATGTAAGGCCTGCAACGGATTCGAAGGGGGGGCACAGTACGAATTCGCGAAACGCCTCGACGAAGAGCACGGAGAAGGCACAGCGGATCGCCTCGTGAGGTTGAGTAACGAAACGAAACGCTTCAGCGTTCACGAGCTGGAGGATCTTTGTAAAATATACCGGGCGAAAGTAAATGAACTCAAGGCACAAAAAGGACTGGAATAACTTCCTAACGAGGAACTATTTAAAACTTCGAACCATCGGGCGACGATGGACGGAGAACCCTTCCGACCTTGTACATCACGTCTACTTGAGGTGTATAGATAAAGACTTTCCCGAAAACGCGCTGGGGTACTTTATCAAAGCCATGTACAACGAAGCCACACGGGGCAAGTTTAAACAACTCTATCACGTAACAGATAATGAACCGCAAGAACAAGCAAGCGAAAACGATTGGGCAAAAGCCATACAACGAGAGCAGATGCAGTTGCTCCTCGACCGCCTCAGTTGGTTCGACCGCACCGTTTTCTCTCTGTACTTGCAAGGGTGGAATATGGCTGACGTATCTCGACGGTCTGGCATTGGAGAGTCTACCCTTTATCGCTCACTACACGTCACACGAAAAATCCTGAAAGATGTTCTTCGTCACCGCTCAGAAAAGGAATGATCGCCTCGCGGTCTGTCAAGGTTGCGAACACTTCGTCGAGAAGACGAGGAGTTGCGGCCCGCTCGTAACGGAAGCCTTTACGGACTCGAAATTGTGCGGTTGCCATATGCCCACGAAAGCGCGGCTCAAAGTCTCCTCTTGTCCTTTGGGGAAATGGGAAGCAGAGATAAAAGAAAGCGACCTCGCAGAAATCCGCAAGCTCCTGAACAACCCCACCAAAGCAACCAACGGAGACCTCGCCCGTATTTATTCCAAGGCCACGGGGACAAATACCTCCCCTTCGTCTTGTTCGAGTTGCAACCGCCGGATGTTTAACCAACTCAAAGCCCTTTTAAAAGATGCCCCTCCCGAAACCAAATAAAAGCGAGAACCGCTACCTCTTCATGAATCGTTGCGTCAATTCCGTTATAGCAAAACGAGATTACGAGGATCCCGAAGAGCGCATTCGCGCCTGTGAATTAATCTACCAACAAACGATAAAAGAATGAAAACAGTAACAAGCGTGAGCGGCGGCCAATCATCAGCATATATAGCGGCAAACTATCCAAGCGATTACCTCGTTTTTGCTTTGGTAACTACCGAGGATAAGAAGTGTAAGCATCCAGACCCACACCTTCGCAAGTTGGCAAGCGATAAGATAGGCCGAGAGTTTATCGGCACCCTTGAGGATGACATCATAATCGAAACGATGCTGGAACTCGAACAATACCTTGAACAAGACATTGACTGGGTGGTAGGGGATACTTTTGACGAGGTCGCAACGAATAAAGGCGGTTGGCTACCAAATAAACTCCACAGATACTGCACGGTTGAAATGAAGCTTCGACCGATGTACCGATGGTGGAAAGAAACGATAGGAGAACCCGTCAATATGCAAATCGGATTCAGAGCAGGAGAAGAAAGACGAGCGGTGCGAATGATGGAGCGTTGCAATGATGATGGTCTTCTTGAATTTAAGGACGTTATCGGGAAGCACTCCAACGGCAACAACAAGTGGGCAACAATGGCATGGCAAAAACCCAGATTCCCAATGATAGAGGACGCAATTCATCGAGACAAGGTTGTCGAGTACTGGAATGATATTCCGATTCCTTTTGCTGAACGCAATAATTGCGTCGGATGCTTTCACAGAAACCCCCTTTTATTACGTAAAATGTGGGACAAGTACCCAGAAAAAATGGAGTGGTTTGCATCTCAAGAAAGGATCAAAGGCAAGGGTCAATGGAGACACGGAGAGTCCAGCTATGACGATATAAAAAAACACCGAATGCAACATGAATTGTCTTTCGACGACTTTGGAGAATGCGACTCAGGGCATTGCGGACTATAAACAAACAGACATGAGCTACACCAAAGAAGAGCGGGAAGAGATAGCGAAGAACATTCGCGAATACATGAAGCAACCCCACAAAGAACAATTCGAAACCGTTAGCTACGGAGGGATGAAAGTCCTACACCGTAGACTCCCTCACATGAATTACTACGATCGCGACTGGCTCGAAACGATTGCGATGGACGTCGAAGGTCGTATATTGCACCCATGAGAAACGCACGTAAAGCCCTCCTCCACGCAAAGAATTACCTCCTTATCACGGAGAACGCCGAAGTCGTCCGAATGCACGTCGGACAAGATCCCGCAACTCTACTCCTCACCCTAGCCGTACACAATGCCGAATTCCTCCACACCCTCGAAGCCGTCATCGTTCAAGCTCATGAATCTCTCGGAGCTTCAGGAGAACCCGAACAACCCTCGGATAATTAAAGACGACAAATTCCAAAAGCTAGTAACTAGCATCAAGGAATTCCCGGAGATGCTCGAAGCGCGTCCCATAGTCGTAAACCCAGAGAATATCGTTCTCGGTGGGAATATGCGCCTCAAGGCTTGCAAGGCCGCAGGACTCAAAGAAGCACCCGTCTACGTAGCCTCATGGGAAGAGAGCAAGGCGAACGAATTTATCGTGAAAGACAACGTAGGATTCGGGGAATGGGATTGGGATATCCTAGCCAACGAATGGGATGCAACCCAACTCGAAGAATGGGGTCTTGATGTTTGGACTCCCGAAGAGGAATCCGAAGAGAAAGAAGAAAAGGTTAAATGCGAATTATGCGGTAAATAATGGAAGCGGTAAAACTTGACAAAACTGACACCAAAAAAGGCTTGATGCTCGAAGCTCTCGAGAAGTCACTCGGTATCGTCTCAACGGCTTGTAAGATGGTCGACATCTCAAGACAAACTCACTACGCATGGATGAAGGCAGACGAGGAATACAAGAAGGCGGTTGACTCCATTCAAGACGGTGTTCTCGACTTCGCAGAATCGCACCTCTACAAGCTCGTAAAGGAAGGCAACCCAGCCGCGACTATCTTCTTCCTAAAGACCAAAGGCAAAAAGCGCGGATATATCGAACGGCAAGAGATAGAGGTAACAGAGAAGAAGCCGCTCTCGTGGTTGGATGAGTAAACTCCCCGCGACATATTACCACGTCAAAGAATGCAAGGCAAAGATTCAAGTCCACCAGGGCGGGACACGATCCGGAAAGACGTACTCCATCCTTACGGCACTCATAGAGCTTTGCCACAAGAACAGCGGCCTCGTAGTTACCATTTGCCGGAAGACCTTCCCCGCCCTTCGAGCCACCGCGATGCGGGACTTCTTCGAGATACTCAACCGGGAAGATATATACAACCCCGACCTCCACAACAAGAGCGACGCGACGTATCAACTCTGGGGGAATATGGTTGAGTTCATTAGCATCGACCAACCGCAAAAGGTAAGAGGACGAAAGCGAGACGTTCTCTTCATCAACGAAGCCAACGAGATAAACCTCGAAGATTGGCGGCAACTCCTTCTCCGAACCACCGGGAGAGTATTAATCGACTACAACCCCTCAGACGAATTTCATTGGATCTATGACGAAGTTATCCCAAGAGAAGACGCGGCGTTCTTTCAGACCACGTACAAAGACAACCCCTTCCTCCCTGAAAGTGTGGTCATGGAGATTGAACGATTCAAAGAAGCAGACGAAAACTTCTGGAGGGTCTACGGACTCGGAGAACGAGGAGCATCACAAGCAACCGTCTTTACCCATTGGAAAGAAATAGACCAAATACCAAATGAATACAAACTCCTCAACCTCGGCCTCGACTTCGGGTACACCGCAGACCCGACCGCAATCGTCCGAGTCTACACCGACGGCCACGGGTTCGCCGTCGATGAACTCTGCTACGCGACAAGACTTACTAATTCGGATATATCGAAAGTCCTCCGAGATAGTGGAGTCACTCGATCGGATGTTATCATCTGTGATAGTGCTGAACCAAAGAGCATCGACGAGATACACGCTCACGGATTCAATACTCACGGAGCAAGAAAGGGAAAAGATTCGGTTAAAAATGGAATCCAGTTCCTCCATTCGAGACCGCTTCTTGTCACGGCTCGGAGTGTGAAAGTCATTAAGGAGCTACGCAATTACAAATGGAAGGAGGACAAGAACGGGAAGCAACTCAATGAACCCGTCGACTCATTCAATCACGCTATCGACGCGATGAGGTACGCCATTACCTTCAACCAAACGAACCCGAACTTCGGCTCTTACGCTATCGGGTAAGGAAACCAAACTAAAATAAATTTGGTTTATTGAAATTTATTTCGTATCTTTGTAATAAGTTCTTTGACGTATAGGGCGGGTAGCCCGGATTTTTTACAACACAAAAACAAAGAAGATGATTATTTGCAAGATCCATTTTGACGAAGGCGTTCAATACCTTCAACAGAAGCATCAAAGCGCGATGGGAACAATCAACCTATGCACTCCAAACAAATCGGAAGCGTATGAATTTCCAAACGAGGATGAAGTTCGAAAGCACTTGAGACCGAATTTCTCGCGCGTAAAATACAGTATAGAAAAGCACTAAGCCAAAGCCCCTCGCGGGGCTTTTTTTTTGTCCTAACTTTCGAGACGTAAGGAAACCAAACGATAAAAGTTATTTAAACGATGGAACTACGCCTCCCGCATAAATGGTCGGATCTTACGCTTGGAGAACTCCAGGTTATTATGACGAGCGAAAACCAAATCGAACGGCTCTCCGTTTGTACGGGCAAGAGCGAAGATAAACTCCGGGCAATGCCTCAAAAGCTCATAGATGCCGCCACGGAGCATATCGATAAACTCTTAACCCAAGAGACCGCTCGATTCGAGAAAGTGATTACAATCGACGGAAAACGCTTGGGCTTCATTCCCGATTGGGATGCTTTTACGGCGGGCGAATGGATCGACCTCGAAACGTACCTCGAAGATTTTTGGAAGAACGCTCATAAGGTGATGGCGGTCCTCTTCCGGGAGGTGACCTACGAACTCGGAGACAAATACGAAATCAAGAAGTACACCGCCAAAGAAGACGCAAGCCTTTTTGAAGAGATGTCCGCTGACCTCGTATCGGGTACGTTGCTTTTTTTTTGGACTACCAGAAACGAACTGCTTCACAATATGAAGTCCTCTTTACTGGAGGTAGCGGGGGAAGCGATCCGGTTGGCGAAAAATGGGGATGGTATCATATCCTCTACGCCCTCTCCGGAGAAGACCTCCTCAAGGTGGACTCGGTTACGGAGCTTCCTATTCAAGTCGTCTTCCAACATCTCAGCTATTTAAAAGACAGAGCCGCACATGATCACGTTCAATAACATAGTCGAACGCTTCGAAATATTCGCAGAGAATCATTTCTTTATCAAGACCTTTTCTTTTGGGTCTCCTGACGATGCCGACCTCTCGAAGTTTACCGACTTCCCTCTCATGCATCTCGTATATACGGGAGCCAACTACGACGCAGGAACGAAGACGTACAACATCGAGGTCTATATGCTTGACGTTCCAGCAGACAAGAACGACAAAGTAGAACGGCAGAAACAAGTGGTCTCCGATGCGGAGCAATGCGCGGAGGACATTATCGCCGACATTAAGAACGGCGGGAATATCTTCCTCTTCGCTCAAGATTACGAGGTCGTAAACGCTACGACTACGCCCCTCGAAGAAGAGACGAAGAACGTCCTCTCCGGCGTGCTTCTCGATTTGTCGGTTGCTATCCCTTACGAGTGGGATGCTTGCAACGCTCCCATTGACGGAGTAGAGCCGGGAGGAACGGAAGTCACGTATGCACGGCGCGGGGTGCTCCGTATGCTTACCATTGACGGGACGACCGACGTTCAAAGCGTCCGAACGATTAACGTCACGAACGGCACTCTTA